AGCGTGTTACGCCCGGTGTTCAACAGGGCAGCAGCTTGATCCAAGGTGTAGGTGCGGTAGCGTTGTTGCATGGCAGTGGCTCCTGGCTTAACGCTGGAAGATCCAGCACTTCACGCTGGCACCGTTTAAGCGAACTTGGCTTCGCACGGTGCGGTTAGCATCAATAAAGCGGCGGGTTTTGCTGCTTTTCAGGTAGCGCTTTAGCTCGCGCATATCCGGCACGCGCAGCTTGTATTCGCCGCAGGTGCGCTCGAAGTCTTTAAGGTTGATGGCAATGTTGTCGCCCTGGCCTCCGTAGTGATCCAACGTCGGCTCAGGCCGCAGGCCTTCGATGTAATCGAACGCCTCCCAGAACTCCGCCACCATGGGGTGATCGGCGTTGATCGACTGCTGACGCTCACGGGCCATCTGTTTGATGTGGCCCATGGCCATGGTGATGGTCTGGTCATCGAACAGGTTGAGCGCCTGCGGGCCTAAGCACTCCACCAGAGCCATCAGTTGGCCGTGGCACTTGGCAATACGTAGCGCCTTAATTTCCGGGTCTTGGCCCAACTGGTTGGCGTACTCACGGCCGCTGGTCGTGATGTGCTCAAGCAGCGCGGCTTCCTGGCGAGCCACGGTCAGCGCGAACTGGCTGACATGCTCCAGATCGGTTTTTTCTAAGCCCTCGGCCAGCTCTTTGGTCTTCAGGGTCTGGCCTTCACGGCTGAAATGCAGGTGGCAGATACGTGTCTGGATCGCCTCGCCTGCCTGAACAGGGGCGTTCTAGCTGATCACGATGCTGCCGCGAAAGGGCGGTTCGTAAGTGTCGTTGCCTGAGTTCTTCACGCCACGAGCCCGGATCGAGCGGCCGTTAAAGGCGGTTTTGAGTTCGTCCCAATCGAACTGCTTTTGTTTGGCGCCGCCTTCCTGCTCGCGGTCAGACTCAATCAGCACCACCGGCAGGTTGCTCACCTGGGCAAAGTTACGCGCCCGGGCGGGCATGGTGGCTTTGGAAGGGTCAAAGCCTTCGTAATCACGGCGGCCCACCAGCTTCCACATGAACTCAATCAACGTGGATTTACCCGCACCGGCATCACCCACAATCTCCAAAAACGGGAAGCTGCCCATCTCCGCGCGGATCTGCTCAGCCAGCAAGCTGCCCAGCCAGTACGCCAGTGCCACCACGCCACGCAGGCCAAACGCCCCGTACAACTGGTGGGTCCACTCGGTGCTGAACGCCTTGTGGTCAGGGTTGATATGCAGCGTTACCGACTGGCTCAGGGTTTTCAGGTGGCGACGCGGACCGATCTCGAAATAGTCCTCGCTGTTAATGGCGTGAACCTTGCCACCAGCCACGGCCAGGTCGCCGAACACGTAAGCCCCGTGCTCTTTGCTGTAGCCGATGAAATCGATGGTCTCGACGGTTTTGATATTGCCGATCTGGTCTTGTAGCAGCTGGTCGAGCTGCTGGCTGGTACCTATCCATACCGCACCAGGGGCCACGCCCAGCAGGCGCTTTTTGTACTCGCTGGCACTGGCTAGCTGCCCACCGCTAAACGTGTTTTTGACCGGCGCGCGGCCATCGGGGAACTCCACGCGGTAGTAATACCAGCTCTCATCGGTGACCGCGTTGGACTGGTAATACAGCGCCGTGGGGTAGCAGGTGCAGATCTTTTTCACGCTGCCCGCTTGCTCCAGTGCCGCATCGCGAATAGCGGGGTTCAGGCTCTGCTGGTCGGCGCCGTCTTCGCCTTCGGCGCGCACTGCGCGGTCGAACGCATCCAGGTCGAGCTTGAACCACCACAGCTGAGCGCGGTATTCAAACCAGAACTCGCGCCGCTCGGTGCGCTTGTACATGATCAGCGCCTTAGCCATGGGGCTTTCGGCCAACAGCAACGCGCCATGGTAGCGGTAGGCGCTAAGATGCTTCTCGGAAAGCTCACCGCGCTGGTGAGCGTCGTTCCAATCCCGCTGGCCACTGCCTGGCAACTGCGCTGCCCGGCATTCCCAGCCAGCGGCACGGGCACGCTCAACGTGCTTGAGCGTGGCCTTTTGCCCGGCGCGGTTGCTATCTAGCGCCCACACCAGCGTGGGGCGGCTAGTGCCTGCCTGGTGCGCGGCATCGGAAAGGCCGTTTAGGGCGTCTTCTGGGTAGTTCGCGCAGCTCATGGCCGAGACGGCAGCGATGCCGTGGTGGTAAAGCGCGATGGCATCGAAAATGCCCTCGACGATCCACACCTCTTCGGCATCCACCAGATCGGCAGGGGTGAGTACCGGCGGGCACCACCACTGGCCTTTATAGCGGCCAACAAAGTTCGCCTTCTGTTTGCCAAAGCGCTCCGGGTTATCGAGCAGGCGCTCCCAGTACGCGCCGCCTGGCAGGGTAAAGCGCACGGTCGCGGTGCCGCCGATCTGCGGCTTCCAGAAGCTTTCCTGCGTGTACCAACCGCGCACCTTCTCCAGCTCAAAGCCGCGACCATCGCGCAGGTAGCCATCCGCCACCGGGGTTGCACTGGTGGTTTTTTCATGTGCCGGCATATCAGCACGCGGCGCGTAACGCTCACTCCACGATTGAAAGAACTCGGGGAATAGCTCTTTGACGTGAACCTGGACGCCGCAGTTGTTTTCTCGACCGCATTTAAGCATCCACGGCGCGTCCGCCTTTATGTAGGCCTCGCGCTTGCCGCACTCGGGGCAGCGCACCTTCTGCAGGTAAGCCCCGTTCTCCTTAGCCTCGAAGTCGCGGAACAGGCGCGCGAGAATGTCCTGGCGTAGCGATGTATTCACGCTCGCCCTCCTTATTGCTGAGTGAAATACGCGGTCGGGTAATGCGGTGTGCTCAACTCTCCAGCAACAGCAACTGCCCGGTAACGCTGTTGCCGCATTGCAAGTCCTGGCCATCTAGCAAGCGGCGCAGATCGCGCACGGTCAGCACGATGCGCTGCCCCGCACGGTTGGTGATAACGACGGCGTGGCTGGTGGTCGCCGAAACATCGATGGTGCCGTGAGCATTGACCGACTCAATCTCTGCCAGCGCCTGGAAAGCAGCGTTTTCAGCCCCTTGCTGCGGCATGCTGTGCACGTCGCAGAGGTAATCGATGCAGTCGTCCAGCGCCTCATGGCGCGGCCAACCACGGTGTTTCCACAGCTGAGCGATGGCGACGTTCTCGGTATCCAGCGGGCAAAACGTGTTGTGGCGAATAGGCGTGATGGTTCCCATGACAAGCTCCTGCGTTATTGGTAGTTGGCGGTGAGCTGCTCGAGCAGATCGCGGCGGCTTTTCGGCTCAAGCGGGATGCTGACCGCTGGGTCTGGATTGCGGCTAGGCGTGGTGGTGGTGGCGAAATCGACATAAATCTTGCCGGCCCAACCACACTCTTGGCTGGGGCACATCGCATACACTTCATAGAACACCGGTACCGGGCGCTTGCTGGTACGGGTAATCGCGCCCTGCTTGCAGTGGGGGCAATAGATTTTCATCGACCTTCTCCTTTTACGTCGTATAGCGCCCGGCCACGGCCTGTTAGGCCTTGGGTACCGCGTCGAATGCGGCGGCGTAGCAACCATTCGGCTGCTTGTTCGCGGGTTTCTAGGCCTTGCTGTTCGCAAACGGCATCCAGCACGGCCTTCGCCTGCTCATCCAGCTCCAGGGGCTGTTCCGGCATGTAGGCACCTCTTATGCACGGTGGAAGTGGGGCTGGGTTTACCCAGCGTGAGCATTGACACTGGTTTCCAGGGCAGCGGGATCAATGCCAAGCGCCTCGCGGGCCTCCTTCATCATCATCTGGCGCATCACCTCGGCTTTTGGCACGCCCAGGTAGTTGGCCAGCGCCGTGATGACGTCCGACTCGTACTGGTCGAGGTAGACGGTGGCTTTAGTGCGAATACGTTTAGGGTCTTGGTACATGGCGAATTTCCTCGAGCAGCAGAGAGCAGGGCGTTACAGCAGCGGCATTTGGCTGGGCTTTAGGCTGACGGCGCTAAAGTCGGGCAACGGCTTACCCACCATGCGGTACAGGTCGCGCAACTCGTCGAGCAATATGGCTTGGTGGAAGGCGTTGCGGCAGCGCATCAGCTCGCGGGTCACCGTGAGAATCTGGCGGGAGAAACCCAGCCGCTCTTTGGCAGGCACCTGCCCAAAGAAGCCTTGCTTGCGGAGCGTGGGCAGCACTTCACCGCAGACCCAGTTGGCAAAGGCCACCGCCTGGGGCTTGTTGGAACGGAATAGCACCCTATACACGGCGGCTTCGGAGAGGAAAATCACTTCACCAGCACCCCTTTGCCCCTTGAGATATAAGGTGCAAAGCCACTCTTCGGGCACTCCTCTAAGGCTTCCACTCTTGTTACTCCAAGTGATTTCGAGGGCTTCAAACACATCTTTGGCGCAAAACCACGCCTCGCCTTTTTCATCGGTGGCGGTGCGTACCTCGGCCTGCTGGAACAGAAACGGCGTGGCAAGCGGTTGCATGTCGGTAGTGATAGTCATGGTTCGCTCCTGCTCATTACTCAGCGCTGACGGTGTCGTCGTGGTAGCCCTGCATGCCGCGCAACATCAACATACGCAGCGTGGCGGAGACGCTACGCATCTCCAGCTCAGCAATGGCTTTGAGCTGCTCGCGTTCATCTGGGGTGATCTGGGTCATCACCTGCTTGCTGCAGCCGTTGGGGCTGCGCGAGTAGGCCGCGCCGGGGGTGCGAATGGTTTCCGGGGTAGTCATACGTTATGCTTCCTTTAGGCAGTCTTAGGGAAAATGACTCGCTAATGGTCTAGGCCGCGAGAGACCTCGCGGTTTTTCAACAATGTCCAAATGGAGGACTTTGGTTATGTCAGGACAGGACTTAATTCACCCGTCTGACCAGCCTGAAAGCGCCGCGCAGCAAGTGCTGATTGAAATGTGTAAGGCCGGGGTTTTTGGCGCTGGAAGCTTGCAGAATGCAAGTAGCCCTCAGGCTGGTCAGCGGCTTGGCGAAGCCGCTGCGGCGTTTCATAAAGCGCTTACCGACTACTATCGGACGCTTGAGCGCCCTGAATAACCGCCATGCCCGCCACAAGGGCCTCGGCCACTTCAACGGCATGCACGCTAAGTGTTCCAGCCTCAAGATTCGGGTTAGTGGCCAGCTTAGAAACGGCTTTAGCGAGAGCGAGACTCGCTATTGCTTGTTGATGGTCTTGTAAGGAGTGGCGGGAATCGCGGTTATCGGTGGCGGTCTCTTTCATGGGTGGTTCCTTTGTGGTGTGTTGTGGAGTTAACGACATTCATAGAATGGTGGAGATATCCTACCGTGTCAACTGAATTGGTTGAAAATATCCCCCTTAGGATTAGGGAAGAAATTTCTATCTTGGGCTTGTCGCTGGCGGAAGCATCCAGGCGCGCTGGTGAAAACTCGCCACAGAGACTTAAAGACATTCTTGCAGGCAGACAAAAATGCTCTGCTGATTTAGTGGCGCGTCTAGCGCCGCTTGGGGTGGATATATCCTACGTTTTGACCGGCCAGCGTTCCGGCCAGTCGATTGAACGGGCTTCAGAAGCGTCTAGTGGTGAACCCATCGACGTGGCGCAGTTGGTGCGGATAGTGGAGCGGCTGGACGCCATCGCCACCGAGGCGGGCAAGCGCCTACCTGCGACGAAGCTGATCGAGATTGCCGCAGACGTTTACAACTACCTCCAGCAGGAGGAGGAGGGCGCGCAGGACGATGAGAAGCTAAACCGGACGTTAAAGCTGGTGGTAAACCGTTAAGTTAAAAAGAACCAAATCAGGGAGTAGGGAACATGAGCCGGGATCGGATGGATCAGGGGTTGGACAAGGCCATCGGCAAGTTTGAAGAGGCCATTAAAGAGCTGGACTTGCCCAGTGATGGCGAGGAACGCACCGTGAGCATCACGGTAGGGGGGAATAATGATGGCCATATCACGCTAGGCCACCACATCACCATTAACCCACCTGCTGATGCTCACGCAGCGCCGCCGCTTACCACCGAGCAGCTCAGAGAAATAGCCGAGCAGAGCAAGCGGGAAGCACGACAAAGCTGGCTGCGTAACCGTCTGAACATCCCCACGGCCATCATGTTTTTTTTGATCGGCCTCGCCGTCACCGGGGTTTTTAGCGGTTATCTGCTCTCAGTGCCGATGAGCACGGCCAACCTGCTCTTGATCGGTGGTGGCATTATTTTTTTCATCGCAGGCGTTTGGGCAAACCGCATTGGCGAAGTTGAGCGCGGGATCTTCAAGCAGGCGCGCGCGCGAGCCATACAGGCTAAGCAGGAGCTGCAGCGGCGGCGGTTTTCGTAAGCCTGATCATGTAGAGTAGTGGGGCGATTAAATTAAGCTTTGCCAATTTTAGGTGGCATTTTTATCTATAAAGGCGGTTAACTTTTCCGCCAAGAAGTAAGGGGACAAGGATGAAACGTGTACTGACAATGGCGGCATTGGCGTTTTTGGCGGGCTGTTCAGCTTCAGCCGAGCCGGTTTCAGAGGAAGCCCTGGTCGATGCACTGAAAGATACTGACGTCGATATCAACGAGTTCGTAACAGAGGACGTCAGCGATAGCGGCATGGTGCCGGGCGGTTATCAGCACCATATCAGTATCGTGCTTGACGAAGTCGCACCCAGCGGCGGGCAGTTCTTCATCTGCGAAGAACGCGAAGTATGCGACGACGTGAAGGGTTACTTCGACGCCTTGGAATCGCTTGTTGGCCCCCATCGCTACCAGTCGGAAAGTGGTCGCGTGGTTGCTCAACTTAACAGCGAGGTGTCGCAAGGCACCGCTGACAAGATCGTTGCCGCCATCGAGGAGTTCTGATTATGTGTCGCCACCTGGTTGCCTTCTTGCTCGCTGTTGTCCCTTTGTCGGCCCTCGGCCAAGAAGTGCCCCGCTTTGATGTGGAAGCCCATTGTGAAGAGGTCGCCGAGTTCGGCGGCGGCAGCCATCAGATATTCAATAGCTGCATGCAGATGGAACAGAACGCTTACAACGGCCTAAAAGGTCAATGGGCAAACACATCAGGCAGGATCCGTAACCACTGCCAGGAAGTCGCCGAGTTCGGCGGCGGCAGCTACCAGATACTTCAAAGCTGCATGCAGATGGAAGAAAGCGCCGCAGGCAATCGAGAGACATTCAGCTTCGATTGAGTGGCTCTACCTTGCTACGCCGCACCCGGTCTTATGATGGCCGGGTTTTTTAGACGCCTGATCGCAAAATCTAGCCACCTTACCCCCGCCAACTCCGTCAGATTTCACGTACAGCCGCTTACATTCCGAGTATTTCCATCTGCACGCCGCAGGTGTAGGCGGTGTCGCTGAGTTCGTGGCTCACCTCGGTGATGATCCAGGGCTTTGCATCGATCACGGCCTTGAAGCCGGAAAGGGTGACGGGGGTTTCGGGGTACAGGTCGGGCCTGCCTTCGGCCAAGGTGAGCGAGCATTCGGCCCCGCCACGCTGAATGCGCTGCCATTCGCTTTTAGCAGCGGTGATGGCGTCGTCTTCGGTGGCATAGGTGTGGCGTAGGCTCTTCAGGTTTTCTTCGCTACCGGCGATGGCTTCGCGGCGCTCGGCGGCGTCGGGGTCGTGCCAGTAGGCGCGCACGCCGGTGAAGGCGTCGCGGTCGGTTTCGGTGTAGCGGTGGCTGTCGCCCTGGTGGCGGTAGAGCGTGACCGGGTCAATGGCCTGGCCGCTGGCGGTGCTGCCTTGGCCTGCGGGCATGAACAGCAGGCGACCCGCTTTGATGGTGGCGATGGCGTCGTATTGCTCGGCCAGACGGGTAAGAAAATGCAGGTCGGACTCGTCGGTCTGGTCGATGTGGTCGAGGTAGATCCCGCGCAGCGCTTCGCCGATGGCGGGGTCTAGGTCGTTTCGCCCAGCGATGGCGTCGATGATGTCGCCCAGGGTGAGCTCGTGCCAGTCCTGCGAGCGCTTGCCGGGCAGCTGCTGACGCATATCGGCGCTACGGGCGCGGATGGTGAGCGTGTCGGGGGCACCGCTGTGCTCTATTTCGTCAACGATAAAGATGCCGCGCTCCACCAGACCTTCATGTTGCCAGCCAATCGCTAGCGTTAGCTCGACCCCTCGGCGGGGCAGCGCCAGGCGGCCGTCGTGGTCGCTCAGGGTAATATCGAGCTGGTCAGACTCGAAGCCGCGGCGATCGGTCAGGCGTAGGCGCATCAGCCGGGCGTCTAGCTCGGGGCTGATCAATTGCCCGCCGATGGTGAGCCGGTACCCAGGAGCGCGGGCAGGGCGCCCCTGCTGTTGACGCGCCCAGCTCATGCCAGTGCCCCGGCAATGTTGCCGCTGCGCAGCCGGCCAAAGGCGGCGGCCAGGCTGCCCAGCCGTTCAGCACTTTCGTCATCGATGCGCTGCAGGGTGAGCGAAAACGCGATGCGCTGGGCGCTGCCGTCACGCATTTGGTGGCTCTTGGTCTCGCTCATGCCTTCGATCACGTAGAGCCCGTAGAAAATGCCGCTGCCTTCGATCAGCGGCCAGGCACCGCCCTCATCGGCCATTTCGCGCAACTCATCCAGGTTCTGCTGCCCACCGGTGAAGTGGGGCAGCAGCGTACCGGTGAGCGTGATGGTGTCGTCACCCGGGCCGAGGAACTGGCGTGCCGGGCGCTTGCCTACCCGGCCTTGGCCGTCGTGACGCCAGGCGGTTTGGCGCTGCAGCTCCTGGTACGGCGCGGAGTTGAGCGCGAAGACGAACATGCCGTAAGCCATCATCATGGGTACTTCCTCAACAGTCAGTCAGCACGGCGTTGTCATCGGATAATGCGGTGCTGGAAGATGAGTGAGAGCCCCTGCTCGATTTGCATCCAGAGCAGAGCTTGCCGGTGTTGCGCTCCACGCGAAGGGCGTTGTCATCCCAAAGTTCGATCATATCGGGATCTTTACTGTTGGTGATGCCGCACTTTTCGATGTCGTGACGCATCAGCCAGTTTTCTAGCTCATCGACCTGGCCTTGATCGAGCCTTCTAGCGGTCATGATTTTTACCGCCTTGCCATCGGCTAGCCAGCGCTTTACGCGTTTAAGCATCGGCTGAACGGGATTGCCGATCCGTCTGCCCGTGGTGCCGGTTATTTCCGCCAATGTGCCGTCGAGATCTACACCGATCCATCGTGCCATGCTGTTTTCCTCTTCAGTCGATATCGTGGAAGGCGCTGCGGCGGCGTGCGCCGGCGTCGCGTTCGGCATTGGCCAAGGCGCGCTGCACTTCGGCGGCTACGTAGCGGGCCAGTGCCTGTTCGTCCATGCCGGGTGCGGCGTGGACGTGGATGTCGCCGATAGTGATGCTGCTGCCCCCGCCGCTAGCCGAGGCAGTGAGCGGCGGGCGGGCGTCGAAGCTTGGAGAGGCCAGCGGAGCGCTGTCAGCGGCGACACCGCCGGAAGATAGCGCAGCAGCACCCAGCATCAAGCCACCACCGGCCTGGCGTAGCGACTTGGCGAAGGCGTTAACTTCGCGCAGCGGGCCGTCTTCCTCGCGTTTTATCCCCTGCTGGTAGCCTTCCATGGTGTTGACGCCGAACTCGGCGAACACCTTGGAGGGCGAGTTGATGCCGAGCTTGTCTTTAAACCACCCGGTCACTGCGCTGGCGGTATTGCCGATCGTGTCCTTGAGCATCTGCCACTTCTCATCGATGCCGCCAACCAGTCCTTCGAGCAGGTTGCCGCCGAACCCAGCGAACACGGTGGACGGTGAATTGATGCCGAGTGCCTCCTTGAACCAGCTGGTCACGCCGCTGGCCATACCGGTGATCTTGTCTCTCAGCGCTTGCCACTTGGCATCAATGCCGC